CTCTTCCGATCTGGTGTATTCGAACCTCGCGCGAGAGCTAGCGTGGAAAAATTCAAACCGCCCTACTGAAAACGGTTCGCAATAAGCATGACAACGGACCCCGGACTGACGATCGCGATGGCAAAGCGCATCGAGCTGTGGCCGGTGGAGCGTCTGCAGCCTTACGAGCGCAACGCGCGGACGCACAGCGCGGAGCAGGTGGCGCAGATCGCGGCGTCGATCGTGGAGTTCGGGTTCACCAACCCGATCCTGGTGGACAGCAACGACGGGATCATTGCCGGGCACGGCCGGCTGACGGCTGCGCAGGAGTTGGGGCTGCGGACGGTGCCCGTGGTGGTGCTCGACCACCTAAGCGATCGGCAGCGGAAGGCCTACATCCTTGCGGACAACCAGCTGGCGCTGAATGCCGGGTGGGACACGGACCTGCTGCGCGGCGAGCTGCAGGACCTGGCCGAGCAGGATTTCGATCTGAGCCTGATCGGCTTCAGCGACGACGAGCTGGCGGACCTGCTGCCGGAGATTGAGGAGCTACCACCGGAGGGCGCGGACGAAGAGGCCGTGCCTGAGCCCCCTGCCGACCCTGTGACGAAACCGGGAGACGTGTGGCTGCTGGGAAAGCACCGGGTGATGTGCGGGGACAGCACATCGCTGGATGAGGTGGAGCGGCTGATGGCTGGGGCAAAGGCCGACATGGTGTTTACGGACCCGCCCTATGGGATGAAGCTTCAAGCGAATTACCACCGCTCCGAATGGGGCGATAGACCCAACAAACATTCAAAGGGCAATCAAGGCAATGCTCATCGCAACGTGGCTGGGGATCACGATGATTTCACGCCTGAACTGATTTCTACCGTTTTTGCTTGCTTCCCTGACTGCTCAGAAGTTTTTTTATGGGGTGCCGATTACTATGCCGAGCACATCCCTCAAAGAAATGAAGGCTCTTGGGTTGTTTGGGATAAAGTTACCAACTCCCAAGGCGAAGAGTCTGGCTGCGCTGCCTTTCATGGCTCTAACTTTGAGCTGTGCTGGTCAAAGGCAAAGCACAAGCGCGAGCTGGCGAGGATCATGCACAAGGGTTTGGCAAGCGTTGAGAACGACAAGCGAGTGCATCCAACGCAGAAACCTGTGGCTCTTGCCCAGTGGTTTTTTGAGCGCTGGGGTAACGGCCGCACCGTGGTGGCTGATCTCTATGGCGGCTCGGGCAGCACGCTGATCGCTTGCGAGAAGACGGGCCGGCAGGCGCGGCTGATGGAGCTAGACCCGCGCTACTGCGACGTGATCGTGAAGCGGTGGCAGCAGTTCACGGGCAAGACAGCCAAGCTGGAGGGGACCGGTGAGCCGTTCCCGGCTGACGCATGAATTTGCTGCAGTACGCAAAGGATCGCGGCGTCGAGTACACCCAGCTGAGCAAGTGGGCAGGGCAGGGCCGGTTCAGCAGCGATGCGGTGCGCAAGGACGGCCGGAAGTGGATCGTGGCCGATGCGCAGGAGCTGGATCGGCAGGTGGCCGCGGCAAAAGCACCGGACCGCGGCGGGCGTGGCGGTGCGCCCGCGATCGACCAGGCGCTGGTGCAGCAGCAGAACCAGGCCGCGGCCATCCCGTCGTTCGCGCAGTCACGGGCGATCCGTGAGGCCTATGCGGCGCGGCTGACGCGGCTTGAGTTCGATCAGCGCAGCGGCAAGCTGGTGGACAAGGCCGAGCTGAAGATGCGGCTGGCAAAGCTCCACATGTCGGTGCGGGATGCGCTGCGGACGATCCCCGATCGCGTGGCGCCTATCGTGGCGGCTGAGAAGGATCAGGTGAAGATCCACGCAATGCTGCTGAAGGAGATCGGGCAAGCGCTGGAGGGGCTGAACGGTGCCATCGGCGATTGACGATCTGCTGCAGGTTTGCCGGGAGGCGCTGCGGTTCGAGGCGGACCTGACGGTGAGCCAGTGGGCTGATGCGCACCGGGTGCTGTCGGGCAAGGCATCGGCGGAGCCGGGGCCGTGGCGGACGGATCGGACGCCTTACCTGCGCGAAGTGATGGACTGCCTGAGCACGACCAGCCCGGTGCAGCGGGTGGTGCTGATGGCGGGTGCGCAGCTGGGCAAGACGGAGGGCGGTGCCAACTGGCTTGGCTATGTGATCGACCACGCGCCCGGCCCGATGCTGATGGTGCAGCCGACCGTGGACATGGCGAAACGGCTGAGCAAGCAGCGGCTGGAGAGCCTGATCACCGAGACGCCTGTGCTGTCGGAGAAGATCGCCCCGGCGCGTGCGCGCGACTCGGGCAACACGATGTTCTCGAAGGAGTTCCCCGGCGGGATGATGATCCTGACGGGAGCGAACAGCGCGACCGGCCTGCGCTCAACGCCGTGCCGCTACATCTTCCTCGATGAGGTGGACGCCTTCCCTGGCGACGTGGACGGCGAGGGCGACCCGGTAACGCTGGCAGAACGGCGGAGCACCACGTTCAGCCGGCGGAAGATCTTCATGACCTCGACGCCAACGGTGAAGGACTTCAGCCGGATTGAGGCGGAGTACCTGCTGAGCGATCAGCGGCGGTATTTCGTGCCGTGCCCCTGCTGCGAGGCGATGCAGTGGCTGAAGTGGACGCAGCTGAAGTACCAAGACAACGACCCGACGACAGCGCTCTACGAGTGCGAGGCTTGTGGAGAACGATTCTCAGAAAGCCACAAGACGGGGATGCTGACGGCGGGCGAGTGGCGCGCGACAGCACCGGGTGACGGCAAGACGGCCGGCTTCCACATCTCATCGCTCTACAGCCCATTGGGATGGAAGAGCTGGCAGGAGGTGGTCGAGGACTTCCTGCGCGCGAAGGGCGATGCACCGCGGCTGAAGACGTGGGTCAACACGGTGCTCGGCGAGACGTGGGAGGAGGACTACGCCAGCAAGGTGAGCGCCGAAGGCCTGCTGGAGCGGTGCGAGCACTACGAGCCGGGGATGCTGCCCGAGAACACGCTGGCGCTCACGGTGGGCGTTGACGTGCAGGGCGGCGGAGGTTCGGCGGGTGATCGCCTGGCGGTGAGCGTGTGGGGCTGGGGCCGCGAGGAGGAAGGCTGGCTGATCGACCACCAAGAGATCTTCGGCGACCCGATGCAGGCGGAGGTGTGGAAGCAACTCGACCAGCTGATCCTGCGCGAGTGGCCGCACGCGGCGGGTGGGTATCTGCGGCCGGATGTGGTGGCGATCGACTCCGGCGGCCATGCCACGGCGGAGGTTTACCAGTACGCACGCGAGCGCGGCCGGCAGGGCGTGGTGGCGATCAAAGGCCAGAGCCAGCGGGCAAAGCCACCGATCGGCAAGGCCAGCAAGGTGGACGTGAACTACAAGGGCAAGACGCTGAAGCGCGGCGCGCTGGTCTACCCGGTGGGCAGCGACACGATCAAGACGACGCTGTTCGGCCGGCTAAAGCACAACGAGCCCGGCGCCGGCTACCTGCACTTCCACATGGATGTGAAGGTGGAGTATTTCGAGCAGCTGACGGCGGAAAAACAGGCGCTGAGATACAACCGCAGCGGCTTCCCGACAAGGGAATGGGTGAAGAAACCAAGCGCCCGCAACGAGGCGCTGGACTGCCTTGTCTACGCCTATGCGGCGTTAAATCTGATGTATCAGCGGTACGACCGCCGAACAATCTGGGATCAGCTGGAAACAAGGCTGCAGAACGCGGCTGATGGTGGAGCAAAGCCGCGGCTAAGATCGGGCAAGGGCAAAGCGCCTGCGTTCGCTACCAGCTGGTGAGGCCGTGAACTTCCCCGCAAGGATCACCGAGGGCGACACGGTCAAGTGGCGCGACGTTGCTGCGGCTGACACGCTGGGCAACCCGATCACCAGCGCCGATTGGACGCTGAAGTATTTCTTCCGGTTCAACCGCAACAACCACGGCGCAACGGTCACCGGTACGGCCTACGGCACCGGCTGGGAGTTCACGCTGTCGGCGACGACGACCGAGGGCTTCCACGCCGATGACACGGGCTACTGGCAGGCGATAGCGACGAAGGCGAGCGAAGCCTTCACGCTCGGTGCCGGGCAGTTTGAGATCGACGCCAACCTCGCCTACACCGGCACGCCGGCTGCGTTCGATAACCGCAGCCAGGCGCAGAAGGATCTCGAGGCCGTGCAGGCCGCGATCCGCTCGATCGTGAGCGGTGGTGCTGTTGCTGAGTACACGATCGGCAACCGGCGACTGAAGAAGATGGAGATGGCCGATCTTGTGATGCTTGAGGGCAAACTGAAGGCTGAGGTGAAGCGCGAGCAAGCCGCGCAGCTGCAGGCCAACGGTCTGGGCAACCCCCACAACCTGTTCGTGCGCTTCTGATGGGCATCCGATCCTCGATTCTCGGCTGGCTCCAGCGCGGCGCAGCCCCGGCGCCCCGGCGGATGTATCAGGGCGCCAGCGTCAGCAGGTTGACCAGCGACTGGGTGACCAGCAGCACCAGCGCCGATGCGGAGATCAAGGGCAGCCTGCCGCGGCTGCGCAACCGCTCGCGCCAGCTGGTGCGCGACAACGACTACGCGCGGCAGGCGATCCGTGCGGTCAAGAACAACGTCGTCGGCACCGGCATCAGGCTGCAGGCGCAGGTGCGGATGCAACGCGGCGGTGGGCGGCTGGATCAGCCGGTGAACGACGCGATCGAGCGCGCATGGGCTGAGTGGGGCAAGAAGCAGTACTGCCACACCGGCGGCCGGCTGAGCTGGCACGACATGGAGCGCCTGGTGATCGGCGCGATGGCCGAATCGGGTGAGGTGTTCATCCGCAAGGTGCGCCAGCCGTTCGGCGGCAGCCGGGTGCCGTTCGCGCTCGAGGTGATCGAGTCCGATCTGCTGGATGACACCTACACCGGCAAGAGCACGGTGGACGGCAACGAGTGGCGGATGGGCGTCGAGTGCGACAAGTGGGGCCGCCCGGTGCAGTACGCCTTCCTGAACAAGCATCCCGGCGACAGTCCGTTTCAGGGGCAGCCGGGGCCGCGGCACAAGCTGATTCCGGCTGGTGAGATCATCCACCTGTATCTGATGGATCGGCCGGGGCAGACCCGCGGCGTGCCGTGGCTGGCCACTGCGATCCAGCGGCTGCACCACCTGCAGGGCTACGAAGAGGCGGAGGTGATCCGCGCACGGGCCTCGAGCGCGCTGATGGGCTTCATCACCAGCGACGAAGGCGAGCTGCTGGGCGACCAGGTGTACGACGGCGAGCGGGTGAGCAACTTCGAGCCCGGCGTTTTCAAGTATCTGGCGCCTGGCGAGAGCGTGACGGTGCCGCAGCTCGATGCCCCGGATGGGCAGTTTGAGCCGTTCCTGCGGGCGATGCTGCGGGCGATGGCGGCCGGTGTGGGCTGCTCCTATGAGTCGATCTCACGCGACTTCAGCCAGTCCAACTACTCGAGCAGCCGGCTGTCGCTGCTGGAGGATCGCGACCACTGGCGCGCGCTGCAGCAGTACCTGATCGAGAATTTCCATCAGCCGGTGTTCGAGGCATGGCTCGAGATGGCCGTGCTCGGCGGTGTGCTGAACCTGCCGGTCTACGAAACCGATCCCGAGCGCTACCGCCAGCTGCGGTGGATGCCACGCGGTTGGGCGTGGGTGGATCCGGCCAAGGAGGTGCAGGCCTACAAGGACGCGGTGCGCTGCGGCTTCAAGACCTTGGGCGAAGTGGTGGCCGAGCAGGGCGGTGACCTCGAGGAGCTGATGGTGGCGCGCGCTGCCGAGATCGAGATGGCCGATGAGCTCGATCTGATGTTCGACACCGATCCGCATGAAGTGAACGGCGCAGGCGCCGAGCAGCCGAGCGATCCGGCTGAGGATCAGGCTGAAGCAGCCGACCCGGCCAGTGATGCGGACCCGGCCGACGATAATGGCGAGGATGACACTGAGGACACCGATGGACCTATCGCGTGATCTCGAAGGGCAGCTGCTGAAGCGCTCGGAAGTAGCTGACTTCACGGTCAGCGATGACGAGCGTTCGATCGAGTTTCCCTTCAGCTCCGAGTATCCCGTCGCTCGTTACTTCGGAAACGAAGTACTGAGCCACGATGAACGCAGCGCTGATCTATCACGGCTGAATGATTCTGCGCCGCTGTTGTTCAATCACGACCCGAACAAAGTGATCGGTGTCGTTGAACGCGCGTGGATCGATGGCAAGAAGAAGCGCGGCTATGTGAACGTGCGGTTCAGCCGTAATGCGTTCGCTCAGGAAGTGCTCGCAGACGTGCGCGACGGCGTGCTGCGTAATGTGAGCTTCGGCTACGCGATCAACGACATGGAGCAACGCGGCAGCGGTGATTTCGTCGCTACCAGCTGGGCTC